CAGACCGAGTTACAGTCCGCACAGCTCCAGCTGTCTAACAACGCACAGACAAACAGCATCTTAAATGCTTTGAGACCTACACCCGTGCCGTCTTATCCGGTCATGTCCCCGTACACGTCCATCGTAAACCCGACAGGCTTTAGCTTTGGCGCCGGATGTGGCTACGGAGGCAACACGGGATGCGGATGTTAAAACTTCAGACGGAGTATCTTCGTGGCATTATTTTGCCATGATGTTCGGCTGATGCCGTTATTCACAAAAAGGGACAGGCTGAGAACGTCTGCCCCTTTTGAAATGAAGGGAGAATAAAATGATTGAGTTAGTAAACACAACGCCGGTCACGGTCCCAGTAGGGCAGTCCATCCCGTTTTCGGCAGTGGCAACAAAGGGCGGATGCGCAGAAAGACACAGGGCTGGAAGCGCGCAGATAACGCTTGTAAAGCCCGGTAGATATCTGATCACATTTTCCGGGAACGTCGCAGTACCGACTGGGGAAACGGTAGGAGAAGTGGCGCTGGGAATTGCCAGAGATGGGGAAATCCTCGGCGGCACGGTGATGCGTGCCACCCCTGCGGCAGTAGAGCAGTATTTTAACGCATCGTCCCAGACATACGTCGATGTGTTCTGTGGATGCTGTGAAAACGTTTCCATCAAAAACGCAGGGACAATTCCTGTGTTAGTAGACAATCCGAACATAACAGCTGTTCGGGTTTGCGGTTAAGGAGGGCAGACCATGAGCTATAAATTGATGCAAAATATCCGTGAAGAACTGGATAAAATCGCAGAAAAAGGTCTGAATACCGGAAACCTTGAAACTGCATACAAGCTTATCGACATGCTGAAAGACATGGAAAATGTGGAATACTGGAAGTGCAAAGAGGGCTATTATAACGCCGTTCTCGACGAAATGGAAGGCGGTTATAGCCAGAATGGAGAGTACAGCGAGAGGCGGAAACGCGACAGCCGTGGGAGATACAGCAGGGATGATGGAATGAGCATGACGGCCTATGACGATGGATCCTCCTATGCGCGACGTGGGGAGCACTATGTAAAGGGTCACTATAGCCGTGGAAACGGAAACAATGACCCTTATGATGATTACATGGAAAACAAGCAGTCTTATCGCAACGGCAAGTCTGAGGATTGCAAGCGGCGTATGCTGGCTGCTCTGGAAGAGCATATGGATGCACTGACGGAAGAGCTGGGAGATCTGTCAAAGGATGCAGACTGCCGAGAAGAGCGGGAGACTATTTCGCGGTACATCGAAAAATTACGAAAGATGATGTGAGTAAAGGCGGCGGGTAAACCTGCCGCTTTTGCTTTAAACATGGGTACGCCATAGTTTTTTTTATTTGGTAAAATGTATTAAAGGCTATGGAAAGGAATGATCGTCATGGATATCAAAAGGGTATACTGTCCTGTCTGTAATAATAAAACGCGGTCAGCATTCCGCAAGGATACGACAGCGCATAATCTTCCGGTGTTTTGCCCGAAATGTAAAACGACCAGCCTCGTGAATATTGAAAACGGAAAGGCAGAGCCTATCGTCCGTTAAGTGCCAGACGCCAGACGCAGAGCCAGTGATTTGTAAGGATTTCTTACAGATTGCTGGCTCTTTTTTGTATTTGTATTTCCTCCTTTACAGCACACAGCCTTGCGGGAAGGTTGAAAATGCGGTTCGACTCCGTCTGTGTGCAATCCTGTAAATCGTAATTGCAGGAAAATCCATCCCATCTTTCTTTGTTTTTTCCACCGTGCATGGAAGCAGCCGGGTTCAAGCCCCGGCGCACGGTATAGGTGCATTGTTTAGACAGCGCCGATCATTACGCTTTTCGCCCGGTTCGCTACCCCGGGCGCTTTGTGGGATAGCTCAGGAGGTAGAGCAGCGGCCTTATAAGCCGTGTGTCATGGGTTCAATTCCCCTTCCCACAACTACCCCGCCCGTGGTTTATCGGGCTTAATCCATACCGCTGACGGGCGGTTAATCAATCACGTTTAGGAGGATAAAGATGCAGAATATTGAAGCAATTTTGACAGAACTGGGAATTGAGGTCTCGGCGGACAAAAAGGAAAGCCTTACGAAAAAGGTGGCGGAAAATTACGTCACGAAAGCTGAACATGAAAAGAAGCTGGGAAAGGCTGAGACTGACCGGGACACGTGGAAAGGAAAAGCTGAGACGGCAGAAAGCACCCTGAAAGGCTTCGAGGGCGTTGACCTTGAAACAATGCAGAAGGATTTGGCTGATTGGAAGAAAAAGGCCGAGGATGCCGAGAAAAACGCACAGGCGCAGCTGTATGAGAGAGATTTCACGGACGCTCTGAAAACGGAGTTTGAAGGAATTAAATTCTCGAGCGAAGCGGCAAAGCGCGCAATTATGGCAGAAGTCAAGGAGGCCGGATTAAAACTGAAAGACGGGGAAATCCTCGGACTGAATGACCTCATAACCCAGATGAAGGAAAATGACGCTTCGGCATTTGTTGACGATGAGCAGCAGAAAGCACAGCAGAATCAGGCACGCTTTACACAGCCGACAAACAAGCAGGGGCAGGGCGGCGCGCTGACGAAAGACCAGATTATGAGCATCAAGGATGCTTCTGAGCGTCAGGCTGCAATTGCTGCGAACATGAGTTTATTTAATTAAAGCAGGAGGGCAATTATGGCGGCAAAGGCCAATATAATCGGAACAACAGATATACAGGTAACAGCCAGAGAGCTGGACTTTGTTACGCGTTTTGAACGCAACTGGCAGCATCTGCGGGAAATCTTGGGGATTATGCGCCCCATCAAGAAGCAGCCCGGCGCAGTGCTGAAAAGTAAATACGCGGAAGGTACGCTCGAGGATGGTGCAGTAGGCGAAGGCGAGGATATCCCGTATAGCAAATTTACCGTAAAGGAAAAGAAGTATCAGGAAATGACCATCGAGAAGTACGCGAAGGCCGTTTCGATTGAAGCAATCAAAGACCACGGTTATGACAACGCTGTCCAGATGACTGACGACGAGTTCCTCTATCAGCTTCAGGCGGGCGTGACAAAGAAGTTTTACGACTATCTGAAAACCGGAACGCTCACGTCCGAGGAAACAACCTTCCAGATGGCACTTGCGATGGCAAAGGGCAAGGTTGAGAACAAGTTTAAGCAGATGCACCGGAACATCACCGGGGTTGTCGGTTTTGTGAACATCCTTGACGTGTACAAGTATCTCGGAGCAGCGAACATCACCATCCAGAATCAGTTCGGCTTCCAGTACCTGAAGGATTTTATGGGGTTCAATACAATTTTCCTCCTTTCTGACAGCGAGATCCCGGCTGATACGGTAATCGCTACACCGGTGGAAAACATCGTGATGTATTACATCGACCCCAACGACAGCGACTTCGCGAAGGCAGGACTTGTGTACACGACCAGCGGAGAAACGAATCTGATCGGTTTCCACACACAGGGCAACTACAACACCGCCGTGTCTGAGGCGTTTGCGATCACCGGCCTTGTGCTGTTTGCGGAATACCTGGATGGTATCGCGAAAATCACCGTAAATGCGGGGGGTTGATGGCCGCCAGTACACCCCTGAATACTGACGGCGAACCGCTTTCCGGGGAAACAAGACGGAAGAGTAGGAGATAAGGAGGCCGACGGGATGGCATACACGACATTTACATTTTATGAACAGATCTACCACGGGAATGTCGTCCCGGCGGAGGACTTTGATCGTATCGCAGACCGCGCCAGTGACTTTCTGGACGTGATAACCTTTGACCGATTGGCTGACGGCTTACCGTCTGATGAAAGGGCGGCGACAAAGGTACAGAAGGCCGTGTGTGCGGTCTGTGATAAGTTATATCAACTGGAGCTGGCAGATAAACAGGCGCTATCTGCCGCTGCCGGGGGGACATCTTCCGGCGGGGCTGGCGGTGTTACTTCGGGAGTAATTACTTCCAAGTCTGCCGGTTCTGAATCAATTTCCTACGCTTCCCCGTCCGAAATGGCAAACGGCGCAAAGGCATGGAGCGCGGTCTACCAGGCGGCCGGGGATGCACAGGAGACAAACAAGCTTCTGGCAGATGCGGCAATGCTTTATCTGGCAGGAGTGAAAAATGATGATGGCGTACCGTTGTTGTACGCAGGAATAAGGTAGAAATGGGTAACAATAAATTTTTAGCTTTATGCAAAAAGATTGTGGTTAAACAGGAGGATTAACTCATGGACATTACGACATTAGGAACTTGTGTGGCCATCGTGGCTATCTGCTATGTTATCGGTCTGGGCTGTAAGGCGGCGCAGAAAATCCCGGATGAGTGGATTCCGGTCATTATGGCGGTATGCGGCGGCCTTCTGGGTGCGCTGGGAATGAACATCATGCCGGACTTCCCGGCGACGGACTATATCAATGCTGCGGCGGTGGGCATGGTGTCCGGGCTGGCGGCCACAGGAGTAAACCAGGTATACAAGCAGGCAAAGAAAGCGTGATTTTATGGGCGGACGTGGCGGAAGTAGTGGGTTAAGTAACGAGAAGCCGGTTTCTAAGCTTATTGCGAAGGTGTACTTTAATTCTTCAAAGAAAAGCGACGCTTTAAGAGGGAGCGGAACTGTTAAAAAAGACAGTAAACTCGAGAAGGTCATTAATTCAGAAAACACTAGCTACTTTAAGTCAATCAAGACAAAGAGCGAAGCAGTAAAGACAATGAATTATATAAATGACAGATTAAGTGAGAGTAAAAGGAAAATCGCAAAACTTGGAAGTGCAGAGGCGTTATTTAAAAATCAAAGGCTTGCTATAGAGCATCGAAAATTAGTCAATGCCAGTACAGCCATGAGAGATGAAATGCACAAATTTTCAAAGGCATCTGAAAAAGGCGATACAAGTGCTTTGCACGATACAAGCCGTACTACCACCACTTATGACAGAGCCAGAAAGCGCAGAATGAAAAACTTTGATTCATGGTTCTTTGGAAGCGGAAAGAAGTAATCTATGGCAAACCGAGAGGCAGGCAAAGAAAGGGTGATTTTATGGGCGGACGCGGTGCAGCAGGCGGTCTGGTTTCGGGAACAAAACTTGAATATGGCGGAAGAAGTATGAGCATATTCAAATTCTTAAATCAAGACGATATTAGACGGGCAAATGATGCTTCTATTACGGACATGGGAGACATTATAAAAAGAATGTTTTTAAGCAATTCTAAGGAAATAAACAATTTTGAACTGTCTAGTCAAGAAAAAAAAGACGCTATTGACGAAATGGCAAAGCTTTCAACCGCAGCATTAAAAGCTTCCGCGGCTGCTGTAAATCCATATGTAAGCGGCCCTGCGAGGCTTACACAAGGACAAAGAAGCGGAAGTTTAGCGGGCAAAGCTGCAGATGCAAGAGGCTCTATAGATTCCTATATGAAAGAATTGCGAAACAAATCCGATAAGAATGTAAAGGCGAGAAAAGAGCGGGAGCTTGCATCGGCTCTAACATCAGCCGCCAATTCTGGAAAATTGGAAATTATAGTTGACGGAAAACGGTATTATAGGAAATCAAAACGTGGAAAGTATTGGTATTCATAATGAATTACAGAAACTGCCGTAATTATGAAAATCTGGAGCGCCGGCTATTTGACGGCGTTGGTGAATATGGCATACCGCAGATAGAGCCAGTAGCCTATGAGGGCGGTTGTGACTGGATCGGATTCAATTATGCAAAGAGTACCAAGGATTGCGAGGGAAAAGGCGTTCATTTCTTTTTGGATGATTACCAGTTTTGCCGCCTGTGGTCAAACATAGACCGGTATATCCCGATGCTTCAAAGATTCCGCTATGTAATGTCTCCGGATTTCTCTACCTATACAGATTTTCCTAAGGTCATGCAGATATACAACCACTACCGCAAACACTGGTGTGCGGCGTATATGCAGGAGGCAGGAATACAAGTTATCCCAACCATCTCATGGAGTACACCGGATTCTTATGACTGGTGTTTCGATGGGGAGCCAGAGGGTGGAACGGTGGCGGTATCTTCTGTTGGCTGCATGAACAGCAAGGAAAAAAAGGCGCTGTTTTTGGCAGGGTATGAAGAAATGGTGAGGCGGTTGCAGCCGGAGACGATCATCTTTTACGGTTCTGTGCCAGAGGAATGCATGGGAAATATCGTGAGAATCCGGGCGTTTACGGATAAATTTAACGAAGCTCTTTGTGAAATGAGGGATACCGATGAATGATGCGATAGTAACAATATTCAATTTTTACGAATCCAGCACCGCCGCCATCTGGTATCCTCATGTGCTTTCCGGCGTGCATCTGGAGACTGACCGGGGGCAGATTATGAAGCTGTACGGTCCAGACAGTACAGATAACGCACAGTTACATATCCCGTTCGGGGTCAAGAACGGGAGAAAAATTATTGTTGATACCGTCGGAAAAGAATTGCCGTGGCTTCCGCCGAAGGAATGGAACAGACAGGTCAACGATTTGTTGCCCGACAGCATTACATTTAATCCGTCTACAGATTTTTTTATGGTAGGAGCATGGGCCGGGGACAGTCCTGTGAACGATGCAGATTATACGGACAGGCGATATGAAGGGTTTTACGCGTTTATGAATACCGAAAAGGATTTTGTTTATCTTATATCGTCAGTGGGCGGACCATATGCGATAATTCCGCATTTTGAAATCTTAGGGAAGTAGGTGGAGGAAAATGGCTGAACCTATCGGGAATGATGCTACCGGCTATGATGTTTTGACGGCGGCAATGAAGTCGCTGCTTAACCAGTTTCCGGGGCTGTATCCGGATGAAGTAATTAAATTCGAAGAGCTCGGGTCTGAGGATGGCATTGCGTTTTCCAATGATTCCGGGGCGCTGGTGTATACAGAAAAAGAAGATATACTCGGGCGGATATATCAGGAATGCCGGTATCCCTGCTTTGTAGTATACCGTTCGACCACGGGAGCAAGAGAACGGCAGAAAATTACTATCCTGGAATTTCTCGACACGCTGGGGCGCTGGCTTTGCCGCGAGCCCTCCGGGATTGAAGGGAAAGAGTACGAAAAAGCGATATACCCAGATCTGACCGCAGGGCGGAAAATTGAGCGGGTAACACGCGGGAACGCATACGGGACACAGCCGCAGGAGAATGGCGTGCAGGACTGGGTTCTACCGGTTACGGTTTTTTATAAAAATGTTATCGAACCCGAATTTTAAGAAAGGAATAAAACGATGAAAAGACATTTGTTGAGACATTTTGTCGATGTAAAAATGGACACGAGCTCTGAGGGGACAGCGGCAGACTACCGGCTTCTGGGAACGGGTATTACCTCTTTAACAGAGGAAATGAACCCCGAGACGGAGACGGTGCAGTACATCAATCAGGAAAACGGATCTACGGACCTTAAATCCTATACGCCGTCCATCGAAGTTGAAAGGCAGAACGTAGACGAAGAGGATCAGGATCTTACAGACTGGTTTAACAAGATGATAGACACGCTGCCCGTCGGAGCTGATGCCATAACATCCTATGTCCGCGTGAGAGTTTCCGGCGCTGGACCTGAATATCCGGCAGTCCGCCGTCGCTGCGTTGTGAGTGTAGGTGGCACAGGTGGCGATGCAGGATCTAACGTAACGGACACACTGACGCTGGGCGGCAGAGGTGACGGAGAAGCCGGAACGTTTAACGTAACCACAAGAAAATTCACGGCGACGCCCGCGTCTGACAGGGCTTTAACGGAGTAAGGAGGACAAGATGGGAGCAGCAAGCTTACGAGTAGACAGTGGCGTCAAACGAATTGAGGTAAACGATAACGGCGATTATATTGCGGTCAACATCTCTGACAACAGTTTTTTTAAGCGTTTTGACGATTTTGTGGCATGGCTGAATGCAAAAAACGAGGAAGCCGATAGGATTGCTAATGATTCTTCCGGTGATTTCACGGAACGCTTCGGAGCGTATGACGCTTTATGTAAGGAGGCCTGCGCTGAGTTGGATTCTCTGTTTGGGAGCGGGTGTTGCAAAAAGGTGTTTCCTGACGTGGAATCCCCTGGAATGGAGCTTATCGCGGACTTTTTAGACCAGATTATACCGATTCTTCAGGGCTTCGCCACCGAACGAAATCAGAAAATCACAAGCAAATACAGCCCGAACAGGAAAGGGGCGCGAAGCAATTAAATGTGGAATGTGCTTCTTGATAAATTCCCAACAGAATATGAGGGGTTTCGCATAGATGGATCCTTCCAGACAGGGATCCAGATTTCACAGGCTTTGCAAGACCCCGGTCTGACCGACGATGAGAGGTTGGCTGTAGCGCTGGGGCTGCTGTATCCGTCAGAGGATGGGGACAGCAGCCCTTCTTCTTTCCCCGATTTAAAAACTGCCGTAGATGGTCTTAGGTGGTTCCTGAGCGGATGGTATACCGACAACCGCCCGAAGAATGAGGATAAAGTTCCGGTAACGGATTTTGACATAGATCAGTGGCGCATCTATTCAGCGTTTCTGGAAAAGTACGGAATCGACCTGAACCGGTCTGATCTGCATTATTGGGCGTTTATGGGACTGCTGTCAACGCTCGGGGCATGCGCGTACACGAATGTCATATCCATCCGACAGCAGAAGATAGATCCTAAGATGGACACGCGCGCAAAACAGGCATTGATGGAGCAGAAACGCATATTTGCAATAGAGCGGGAAGAGGAACTGACAGAAGAGGAACAGGAAGATGTTGACGCTTTTATGACATGGGTCAAGGCAGGAGGCTGACATGCCGAAATATGATGGTTCGATACGGATAAACACAAAAATTGAAACAAAAGATTTAAACAGCCAGATGATGCGCGTGTCTAATGCTATAAAAAAAGACAGCGCGGCTTTAGATTCTCTCAATCGCAAAATGGAAGAATTTTCTCAAAAGAAAATCCCGACAGAAAAATTTGCAGAATTACAAAGAGAGTTAGAAAAGGCAGAATCCGAGTATTCAAAACTGCAGGCCCGTATGTCACAAAAAGGGGCGGCAACGTCTGAGTATAAAGCTTTACAGAAAGACCTCGTTGCAGCGCAAGGAGAACTGTCTAAGCTTGTAGCACGTCAGACAGACTGGGAAAACATGGGGGTACCTCAAACCGGCGGCGCATGGGACGTACTAAATGAACAGGTTGCAGCCGCATCCGACCGTGTAGATGA